GCATCACGCGCGACATAGCGCCGGTAGAACTGCTGCGGGCACGTCTCATAACAAGACAGGCTTGAGAATGAGTAGATCATGGCTATTCTCCTTTCGATTCCCAGTGGTCAATCATGTCATCAATCCAGCACAGACGGGCTTCCGTATGTGCGCCGGGGGTGTTAATATATTTTTTGAACTGCTCTGGATGGTGATGCTCTAACCATGTATCGTAAATCTGATATGGTTTTAATAGGTCTTCGATATGCGCTTGTGCTTCGCGTGCGCTGGGAGTATTTAGTTTGAGTAAGGCGTTGCAGATGAAGGGCCAGCGATTTTTAGAGGCCATCAACTTATCCCGCGCTAATCTCAATGCCTCACTCGGTTTCATCGCCCCTCCCACCAGGCGAAAAACACGCCGGCAACGACAATATAAAGCCCAAAACCCAAAATGCCGATGTAAGAAACCAGGGCTAATATTCCAAGAATTGCTGCTACCCACGAAAAAATCAGTCTGAAGGCTTCCATGATCATCTCCTTGTTTATTTAGAATACTCACGCGCGTAACCGCCTGAGCAATCCAACGGTAACCCCCGCACATACTGCGGTGTAAGGCGCATAATTGTCTTCGCCGTGGCGAATGCTTCGTCTGCGTCCTCCTCCGGTACAGACAGCACTATCTCGTCGTGCGTCATCATGACTACCTTGTAGCGTTTGCTGAGTGCCAGCATCTGGTCGGCCACAATGTCGCGCGCGATGGCTTGTGTGATATTTTCCACCAGCGCACCGCCGTATAGCCTGCGCGTGCTTGCGCCCTGACCATACTCAAACCCGCCAGAAACCATGCGCAGGCCCGGGTACTGCAACCAGCGGCCAGACGGCAGTTGCAGCGCGTTGTGCCCTGTTGTCATGCCGCGGACGATCTGCGCCGGCTGCCCGGACATCATGCAGCGCAGCGCCATATCAGCAACCCGCCATAATCGGACAATGCCCGTATAGGTCATCCGGTAGACCGCCACAAACTCACGCGCTTCTTCCAGAGTCACGCTCGGTTGCTTGAGCACGATCTGCTCATGCAGTTTCGCTGCTCCGACGGAATACCCCAGGCCCAGCACGCAGGTCTTTGCGACAAACCGCTTCTCCGCGCTGATCTCACCCCCAGGCCAAATTGCGCGTGCGAACTCAACGTAAACGTCTTTCCCCTCTGCGAACGCATCCAACAGCGAGGCCTCATCGGCCAGCCACGCCAACACGCGCGCCTCGATCTGGCTGGAGTCCACAACAACCAGCATATGCCCCTCTGGTGCGAGGATGGATTTGCGCAGGGCAGACCCCCGGTTCAGGTTCTGCATGTTGAGGCCATCAGCCCCAGACCATCGCCCGGTATGTGCGCCGAAGTATTTGAGCGGCACAGGCAGCGTGCCGCGCGCTGCGACCTCAAGGAACCGCTCTGTGCGCCGAAGCTGGGACACACTTTTAGCCGCCAGCCGTGCACGGATGATAGGAGCCGCGCGGGGGTGACTGAGCAGCGAGAGCATGTCCGGGTCAGTCTTGGACAGGCTCGCGGGCGCGTCAACGCCTATCGCAGCAAGCGCCGCGGTGAACTGCGGGTTACTCATCAGCACAGATTCAGTGAGGCCAGAGGCAGCAATGAGCGCGTCGCGGTCTGCACCTAGCGCCTCCATACTGGACTCCAGCGACCCCATATCAAGCTCCAGCACAGGTTCAGTGAACAAGCGCACGGTCAGGTCAATAAGCTGCATCTCGCGGGCGTATCTCTCGACTGAGAGCCGGACTGTCAGCGCGTCCTTTAGCGCGGCAGAGAGGCCACACAACAAAGCCACGTCCTGCACGCAATAGTCGGCTAGCTCCTGCATCAGCGCCGGGGTCAGTGTGCGGACACCTAGCGTTTTGACCAGCGCGTCCCCTTTAGTGCCCAACGTGTATTCCTGCGCCAACGCTGCGAGGGAATGCTTCCCATGCGGGTTGACCAGTCGCGCCATGCTGAGGGTATCCAAAATCCACACTGGGCGGATACCGTAGTGCCAGGACAAAATCGCCATATCAAACTGCGCATTGTGTGCCACCCAAGTTGCGCGGGGGTACAGGGCATGTAGGTGGTGCAGGGCTGGGGCGACCCTATCCCCTGATACCCATAGCGGGGCTGCATCGTCCACAGCAAGGGCAACACCGTGCACGGCAAACCGAGGGTCACGAATATATGCCTCGGTTGACATTTTGCGCAGGGAATAATCCTTGTCGTAATAGGTTTCAAAGTCAATATAGATAATGGCCATTGTGTTGATCTCTTTACGTTCTGCGCCCACGGTTTTCTTCCTCTTTTGTGTAGGCCCGATAAAGGGCTGACCAGAGGGCCTCGAAATCAGAGGAGGAGAGGGTTTCCCGGAGGTACTTTCCAGGAGGGGAGGCGAAGAACTCATCCACGCGGGATTCCAGAAACTCCTCGCGGGCATTGTCGGCCTCGATTCCGGCCAGATGCGCCGCCAGGTCTTGATCCACGGGGTCAATAGGGGTCATGGTCGTTCTCCTCGTCGTGCTGGTCAGCAAGGCCGGACAGGTAGAAGAATGCCGTGCTGCCGTTGGCGATCATCAGGATGCCCCAGAAGGCTCCGAGCCAGCCGGGATGGTCGCCGATGTAGGCGAAGCCATAGAGGGTTCCGCAGAGGGCCAGGAAGGCACCCAGGCGCGCGATGATGGTTTCATACATGGTCATTCTCCTTTTCAGCGGGGATCGATAACCCCATACACTTTTCTGATGACGGCTAGGTTCGCCAAGGGAATCAGTCGCGTTCGCTGCTCATCATCCCAAGCGACTTCCGCCACCCGCCCTTCGATGTTCACCACATGCCCGCGCTTGCGCGCAAGGTCTTCGTTATGTCCGCAGCGCCGGATGACAGTACCCGCGATACATACTGAATCATTGATCTTCATTGTTCTCTCCCGCATTCAACGCCAGACGCAGCAATTCGTCCCGAAATTCCAACGGCGTGGCATTCGACTCACGCTTGCCGAGAGTCGGTTTGTTGGCCGCCTTCCCCCGCTGGTCTTGAAAACCAATCTGGTGCGTCCCGACTGGCCGCGCCCATCGCATTTCAAACGGCGGGTGCGCGCCGCAGTAATACAACCATGTCGCCTTGTTCGCTCGGTGGCCGTAGGCGCTCTGCCAAACCTCACACACCCACCCCCCATCGATGGTTCGCTGCCAACCACGCGCTAACGGTTTCGCCAGTCCGTACGCTGCCCATGCCTTTGTTTTCGCCGGGTGTTCTAGCACCCCGCCAAACCGCCGCACGCTGTCCAGTGCAGAGGCAAAACATCCGCCATCGTTGCCCGGCTTGTTGTGCGCGCCACCCCATCTGGCATAGTTCACGTTCGCCATCGCGCCCCACAATTGACAGGGCGGGTGCGCTATCACGGGAAGCGGCCCCGTGTAGTTCCTGGCGTCCCTCGACTCAGGCCAGACATCGACATCAGGTAGCTGCGCGTAGCATCCGTCCGGCTGAACAAACAGAGCGGCCAGGCGCGCGAGGATGGTTTCAGTCATGGTTGTCCTCCGAGAAACCCCGGCGTTCAGTGCCGGGTAGTTGACACGATCTTTCATGGGTCAGGTGTTTCTTTGTTTTGTCTAGCCAGCATTGCATCTCGGCATTGACTCGTTCCATTGGCCACGCCCGGTAAGACTGCTCCAGGGTCTTGCGCATCAGATTTTCACCCCGCACCCCAGAGAGACAACAGGCGTCGGGCATGTAGGACATCGTTTGCAGGTAGCGCTGGATGAACGCCTCATCATCTATACGGTATCCAGCCGCCCGCAGCAATCGCTTCTGGATGCCGCCTACGCGACATTCCCGAAGGGTGGCCTGCGGGGTTCGGGGTTCGCAAACAGGATGCCCCAGAATAAGCTGCCGGGGCAAATTGAACACGAACTGACCGGACACGACGCGCTTACGGAATTGGTCGGCACCGAACTCCACGGCATGCGCCATCTCGTGACAGAGGTTGTAAAAACTAGTACTAGGCCCTGCGCGCGCCCCAAAGGACAGGTTTTTGTAACCTTCTGTGTTCAGCGACCAGCGCAGGGCAGCGTGGTTTGCGAACGTCAAGCGAGACAGTCGCCCGGTGATGACAGTCTGAAGGCGAGTCGTGCGCGAGCATTCAGGTTGGTTCATAGGGCGCCCTCTGTAGGGCCGTCAAACATGCGCGGTGCGCTCCCTTGCGGTCTTGTTCTGTAGTCATGGTTATTCTCCTAAACAGGGCGGTGAGGGAGGTCAGTCCATGTCCCTGTATTCGTCCGCGATTTCGTCCGCCACATCGGCGCAATTTCTGCCAGCGTCGTAGTCCGCGCGCACAGATTCTTCGTCTCGGAAAGCAAATCCGCTTTTGTCCATGACCATCGCCACCAGGCTGTCGAACCAAGTTTCAAAATCAAATTCTGCATTCGTCATTTCAACCTCCAAAATTGTCATGTCCATCAGGCGCTTCGCCGCCTTCAATGTCGTGGTTTTTCGCGCTGCCCTCTGCATGGTTGGCAAACGCTTGCTGATCAGCTTTAATCTCATGCCACCGTGGCACCATCCCCATCGCAAACTAAGGATGGTTCAGCATCCACACGATCATCCGGGTAGATTGCGCCGGTAAATGGCTGTTGGCAATATGGATACTTTCGCCAGTAGATAGACTTGCCTTGTACTTCGCCAAGAGGGCCATTTCACTTGTGGTGTTAGTCATGGTTACTCTCCTTTCGATTCCCAGTAGTCGATCATGTTGTCAATCCAGCACAAGCGGGATTCCAGGGGCGCGCCGGGGGTTTGTTCGTATTTTGAGTACCATTCTGGATGGTTATGCTTTAACCAATCATTGTAAGTTTTATACGGGAATATCAGGTCTTCGATATGCGCTTGTGCTTCGCGTGCGCCGGGAGTATTTAGTTTGAGTAAGGCGTTGCAGATAAAGGGCCAGCGATCTTTGGTGTCCATCAACTTATCCCGCGCTAATCTCAATGCCTCGCTCGGCTTCATGCTTCGTAAATGTTTTGTAGCCACGGTTACTCTCCTAACCGCATCATTTTGCAGGAGTTACAACCATAGCTCAGATTGTCCGTCCAGAGATTGGTGCTGCCGCACTTCCAACAGCGACCCGTATGGTCTCCGGTCGGTTGTCCTGATGGATTTTCCCGTGTTTTCGTAGGGCGATCTTGGGGTATTTCGTACCCGGGGCGAACTACATAGGCTTTGAGTCCTTTAGTCATGGTCATCCCCTTCCAGTCCTTCCAGCGCTTCCTCGGCGAACGCGCCAAACTCCTCGGCGGGGATGTCAAACAGCCTGCCGTTCAATCGGTCGATATAGCGGGAGCATCGGCCGTGGTGCATGTAGGCAAAGTTGATCCCCGCGAGCCAGGTGAAAAGCTGCCGACGGTCGTCCATTGAACCATAGCCGAATCGGGCGATTGCGCGCGGGTAGATGTCCTTGGGGGTTACGGTTAGCATTCTTCGTTCTCCTTTATGAGGCGCTGGAATCGCTCGATTGCCACTTCCAGCCGGACTTCGAGGGACTTCTGGGTGACGCGGGCAATGTCCAGCTCCCCTTGGAGCCGGTAAATGTCCCGCTCGGCTTTGAGCCGGTCGGCTTCCTTGAGAAGGGTGAACTCGGCCAGATCGACCGCGTGGTGGCGGCGCCCGTTCAACAGGTATTTGTCCTGCACATCCGGGGGCGACGGGAGGGAAAAAAATTGGTTGTAGAGGGTGAAGGGGTTCATAGCTTGACTCCATTCGAGGGTGTTGAGAGTGCGGCGGCGTAGCCCCGGCTGTAGGCTTTGATCTGCGCATAGAGCGCGTCGCTGTCATGCGCAGTCAGGAAGATGTCCACGTTGTCCGAAAAGACTGTCCAGTATTCCCCCTCGACGGGGTCACCAGCTTGCAGGGTAATGGAGCAGGGCTGCCCGGTATGCGCGCTGATTTGCTTCGTCAGGATGCGCGCCGCGTCGATGATTTCGTCTGAGTGGTTCACGGTTTTACTCCAGACATGATTAAATTCACTTCGATGCGGGCGATGAATTTTTGCAGTTTCTCTAGGTTATCTGCATCTTCGACCATTTCAAACACAAGGAAGAGTTTCTTTGTAAGTGAATCGATCTCCTCTTCTGCATTATCCAGCATCTTTTTAGTGTATTCTGTATCCCCCTTGGCGTCGACTATCATATCCAGCAGGTTTGCAAGTTCTACGCGATTATCTGCATAATGTGCTCGCTCCATCTCTTCCAGATTATCAGGATCAAAGGTGATATTGTTCATCTCGACTCCCACCAAGTGAAAAACGCGCCGCTAACGGCAATATAAAACCCAACACCTAAAACGCCGCCATAAGAAAACATGACCAAGAATACAAGAATTGTTGTTATTCCCGCCAAGAGCACACCGAGCACTTGTATGAAGGCATCCATGATAGCCCCCTTGTTTGCTTAAATAAACTCACGCGACCACGCGGGGGATTCGGGGTCTGCGTAAGTCTTTTCGTCTTTTCGGAGGGGCATAATGATCACCAGCAGGTTTCCCAAATGAAAATCCGCAATCGCCGCAGATTCACCGTTATATGCAATGGCGAAATAACCTTTGTTTTCTTGTAGTGCTTTGCCAAATTTTTTCAGCCGGATGAGAAGGTCAGGGTCAAACTGCGCCGGTTCTCCGGAGGTTGTTGCCGGGATTGTCCGGCGATAGTCGGGATAGGTTCGGGAGACTGACTGCATGGATTGCATAGCCCAGCTTTGAGCAAGGGTTAATTTCCGTTGCAATCGGTGTTCGTCCAGCGGCTCGCTAATGGTCAGCAGTACATTATCTTTTCCCTTAATTCCCGCGATGAGTTCAGCAGGGATGATGCATTTGATCGTTTCCGTTATGTCAGGATTATCCTGCTCAATCCGATAGACCCCCATAACTACGCCATTGGTCGCGGTAAACCGGAGCTCCTTTGCTGAAGCTTCAAGGTACACGCCCCGGATGTGATCCCGGATGTCTTTTTTATCCGCCGCAAGGATCGCCATTGCCGGGAGGATATGAGAGAGGATAGTAAGCGTTGTCATGTTCGTTCTTTCGTTGTCAAGGATTCTCAGGTTCTCAGATTCTCAGATTCTCAGGTTCCCAGATACTGCAAGGCAAATTTTAAGGGCCGTTGCGGGCAGGGCAAGCTGCTTTACAAATTATTACACTCGAGGATAAGTTGAAGTCCCACCGAGAACGCACGGAAAAACTCGGGGTGGGCAGTGACTTCCAGCGACTCGCAGCGTGCCCACTGATCGGGCGGGAGCCGGGTCAACTCGCACAGACCCTCCAGGTCGAGCCCAGACCGGGCGCGCAGTGCAGTGAACGCCGCAGGCGTCGGCAAGCCGAATGCCATATGCGCGTAGTCCTCCGCGCCCTGATCGGCAAGCACTTGCCAGCCCACCCAGCGTAACCAGCGCAGCGTGCGCCCACCGTGTTCGTAGTAAATCCAATCACGGCGGTGCACTCCGAGCAACGCCGCTGCCTGATTTTGCGTAAGACCACGCTGCACGCGCACAAGGCGGATTAGGTTAGGCGTCGGCGCGTCTAACACCAGGCGCCCTCCAGAACGCCCCAGGATGATCTCTACGGGGTTTACAGGCGTCAGGTAGGGGGTAGGGTCAGGGAATGCTTCTAGGGGCTCTGGGAGGCGTATCGAGTCATCTACGCCCTCATCCTCATCGAGCAGCGCTTCGTGTTGCTCGATGACGCGGTGCAGGGAGTCAACAAGTGCCAGCGCATCAATGCGGGCGATGTCGCGGGCTGGACTGCCCACAGACGCATTGGCTAGGGCGCTGATGACGCCAGCATGGTCGTCGATGGCCTCCAGCAACGCATCCGGCGCAGCGACAGGGGGTGAGGCGCGCAGCAGTTCACGCAGGCGCCCCAGCATTCCGCGCCCGGTGGCGTCGGCGTCGCGCAGGTGGTCGGCATTTGCGCGTGGCTCCCGAACGGGCAACGCGTCTAGCGCATCCACTGTCTCAGCAACCAAGGCAATGAACGCGGCAATCCGTGCCTTGGTTGCTTCGTATCGCGCCACACGGTGGGCAGCGTGCTGCGTGGCGAGCGAGTCAGCGGAGTCACTGTAGGCGCGGCTGAGTGCGTGAACGATGGGCTGGGCTTGTTGCAAAGCGATCTCATGCATCGTCGGCAAATACCGGGGATTGCGCAGATCAGCAGCAGTGCGCTGAGCGACGGCGGCACGGGTGTAGGCGAGCCGCAGCCGGGTGGCGTCACGCCAGGCGCGTTCAGGGGCAGTTAGGGCGGGGAGGGGCATGACGGGTTCTCCAAGGGTTATTACTACTGTATAAAAACCATGTGGCAATGATTTGGGCAAAAAAGCGTTGCGTTTAGCCAAAAATGGGGCCAACTAGCAGCGGAATTTTGTTCTAAGTGTGCAGAAAAGCATGAAAAAAGTGGGCTAGTAGTTTTGGAAAATGTGCAGTAAAAGATAGAAGCTTGAAAATGTAAATATTTGTATTTCTTCATTTTTATATAAAAGGCATTGAAAGTGACACTAAGAGCATTTTTTTTTTATAATTTAATGAGCACTTAGAATAACCTTGCGCTGCTAGGGTCTTTATTTTGCAACAAATTTGCCTGAATTCCTGCTAGTAGTTGACTTGAAAGAATGGTTATTTTTTCCAGCCCCCGGCGCTCCGTTTCGGCCTAAATGTATCAAGTCATGTCAGAAATAGGGGTAAACCCGTACACTACCCTATAAGGGTTTACCCGTACCTTTAGCCCGACAATTGTAAAGTGACCCTGAACCGCAGATTGTTCATCTACGGATACCACCTCACTAGTAAATTTAACTGGATACCCATTTAACAATTGAATTGTTTCACTGGATACCCATTTCACTTTCTGGACAATCTGCGGCGCATCGCCCTCACCAACTCACTTCATGCCCCGGATTGCCGCGCGGATCGTGGTGAACGTGTAGGGCGCTCCATCAGGCGTGGATTGCCCTTTTAGTTGTGCCGTCAGGGCTGGCAGGTATGCGCGCTGATTTGCTCTGCCAGGCTGCGCCCCGCGTCGGTGAGTCCGTGTGAGATTTTCATGGTTGACCCTTTGATTGTGTTGAGGTCGCCGCAGCGTATCCTTGGCTGTACGCCCTGATCTGCGCATAGAGCGCATCCCCGTCCGGTGCCGCTAGGATGAGTCCCGCATTGTCTGAGAATGCCACCCAGTAGGCTCCAATATTGGGGTCACCGGGTTGCAGGGTGATACCGCAGGGCTGGCCAGTATGTGCGCTGATTTGTTCTGCCAGGCTGTTTATTGTGTCGATGAGTCCGTGTGAGGTTGTCATGTCACACCCCCAGAAACGATGCATGGGCGTTACCACGCGCCTCACAAGCATTGCGCCGGTGAGCATCGAGGGTAGCTTCTGCGCTGCTGCGATAGCTGCGCAATACTCCGCCGGTCTGGGTGTCAATCACGGCATAGAACATGCCGATTTGCTTTGCAATATAGCGTTTCATAGTTCAAGTTCCCAACGTGTCCATCTGCAAGCGTGCAGCGGTGAGGTAATAATAGTGCCTGAGTTGTTGAGATCAAGGACTGTTACATTCTTTTACTTCTTCGATGGCACGCCCCGGTTCAGGATTGGATTCGATTATGTTTGGGGGTGCGAAAACTCTGGAATCGGCGGGGGACGGGGAGTTGAGTAAATTTATATGGGTTCCCATTTATATCGCGTGTAATTTTTACCCTTTTTGGTTTTGTCATAATGTCCCTTTTTGGTTTTGTCATAATGTCCCTTTTTGGTTTTGTCATAATGTACGTTCATCATGATATAGGCGCTCATTTTTACCCTTTTTGGTTTTGCCATGATGCACGGGGGTACAATCCCCGACGTCAATCTCCTTGACGCCCTTCGCCCGCGTTTCTTGCGGGCTTTTTCTCATGACCCCGACACAAGAACTGCTGGCGGAATTGGAAGCTGACTGGGCGTTCACGCTCGGCTACTTCTTTGCGCACAGACACCCAGAGGAATCCCCTGCATTCCATGAGACGGTGATAGATGCCTGGTTCTCATCCCGCCCCCGAGTGCTCGTCGAGGTGTTCCGTGGGGGCGCGAAGTCCACCCTGGCTGAGGAAGCCGTGTGCCTTGCAGCGCTATTCCAGCTTGCCCGCTATGTCCTGATCGTCGGGAACACTTACTCCAGTGCGTGCGAGCGGCTTGCCTCTATTCGCTCGGAGTTGGAGAACAATGAGCGCATCAACGCTGTGTTCGGGTTCGTCAAGGGCGCAATTTGGGCTGAAGACCGCCTGCAGTTGAACAATGGGGTCATCGTGCAGGCGTTCGGGGCGAACCAGTCCGTGCGGGGCGCAAAGAACCCGGTGAACAATGCGCGGCCAGACCTTGTGCTGGTAGACGACTTTGAAGACCGTGAGTCGGTGGCAACACCCGAAGCCCGGCGCAAAGTCGCACAGTGGTTCTCCCGCGAGCTTGAGCCAGCACTATCCCCGACGGCCCGTATCCGCGTCAACGGGACGCCCTTGCACGCTGACAGCGTGATCGAGCAGTTCAAGCAAGACCCCTCATGGGCGACATACTCATTCCCGCTCTACACCATGGACGGCGACGTGCGTGTGCCCCAATGGGGGGCGCGGTTCCCGCTGGAATGGATTGATGCACAATATGAGAAGTATCGCAACGCGGGCGACCTGGCCGGATTCAGTCAGGAGTATCTGCTGAAACCCATGTCCGGCGAGGCAAGTCTGTTCACACGCAGTGACATTGTGGTTGTGGACGGCCACAGCGGCCCCATAGACTTCGCGCCGCGCATCCTGGTCGTCGACCCGGCGCGGACGACAAACCGGAAGACAAGCGCGCGGACGGGCTACGCCGTGGGGTCATGGGTTGGAAACACACTTTATGTCCACGAGGCGACAGGTGCGTTCCATACACCGTTCGAGCAGGTGGCACACATATTCCATCTGGCGCAGGTCTATCGGCCCATGACGGTCGCTGTGGAGGAAGACGGGCTCAATGAGTGGCTGCTTCAACCCTTGCGAGCGGAGATGCTGCGCAGAGGCGAGATTTTGCCCCTACAGCCCGTCAGGGCGCCGCGCGACAAGGACGGGTTCATCCGGGGCTTGCAGCCATTCTTTCAGGCGCGTGAGGTACAGTTCCTCAAACCACTGCCCGACTTGGAAGCAGAGTTAATGTCGTTCCCCCTAGGGCGCAAAGACGTGGTCAACGCATTGGCCTATATGCCCAGGCTGCGCGGCGGGATGCCGGTCTATGCCAATTTCAGCAGCAAGCATGTCATGCACCAGGCTCCCAACGCATCTTCGGATTGGTTCCTGTTCATGAACGCATCGCCGGGTGTCCTCCTGGCCGTGCTGGCGTTCGTGCATAACGGTGCGCTGCATGTCCTCAGGGATTGGGTGACTGAGGGGTCGCTTGACGACTCAGTGCGTGCGGTCATGGCGTCAGTCAGCCATGAGGTCGTGATGCGCCAGTCGCCTACGGTCATCATCCCCGCTGACCGGACGCAGCAGGGGGATGCCTCAGGGCTTGCCGTGACGCTCAAGCGCTTGCACATGCAGTACCGCACAGGTAAGCGGGTTGTGGACGCTGTGGAGTGTCTGGACGGCCCCATGCGGCTGATGCGTGGTGTGACCCCCATGCTGTCGGTCAGCCCGGAAGCGACGTGGACGCTCAACGCGCTCGCGGGAGGATATTGCCGTGACACCGGGACAACCCGGTTCGCCATTCAGGAGAATATCCACAGGCACGTCGCGCAGACACTCGAAGCAGGATACGCAGCCATAAGCCTGTTCGGGCTAGAGTCGTCGGATGAGGACGATGTAGTATGGGCGCATAGTGCGCATACCGGGCGCAGGTATATCTCGATGCGGCGCTAAACAGATAGGACACGGACATGGACATGGGCGATACACAGGCGCAAGACACACAGGCGCAAGATACACAAGCGCAGGATACCGAGTATGTGGGTAAGGCATCCGTGATCGAGCAGGCGCAGAGCGTCTACCGGGACGTGGTGGACGGGTTCCTTGCGCGAGAAGACCGTGACCGGGACATTGAGCAGTATTGGGACATTTATAACTGCAAGTTGAGCAGTGAGCAGGCATACAGTGGGCGCTCGAAGGTGTTCGTGCCGGTCGTGCGCGACTCGGTTGAGGCACGGACGCTGCGGTTCAGCAACGCGCTGTTCCCTTCCAATGGGCGGTATGTCGAGTGCATCTCGGCTACGGACGACAGCGCGCGGGCGCTGACTGCGCTCCAAAACCACTATGTGCGCGCAGGGCGGCTCCGTGAGGTGGTCACCAGCATGCTGCGCTCGGGGGACGTGACAGGCCACTATAGCCTGTATGTGGACTGGCAGACGCAGGCGCGCACCATCACCGAGCGGCAGTCCATCCCGGTGCAGTTGCCCACCGGGGAGACAGTCCCCGGCACGTCGGTCGAAGTGGAGCGCGAGGTGGAGGTGGAGACTGGGCTGCCGGACGTGTGGGTCATCGCAGATCAGGACTTGTGCGTGCTCCCCGCGACGGTGGACACCATCGACGATGCGGACGTGGTGGCCGTGGCGCTGCGCGTGACCAAGAGCTGGCTGCGGGAGCGCAAAGATCAGTTCCAGCCGCGCCAGTACAAGAGGGCGATGGAGATGCTGTCAGGGGATGGGCAGAAGAAGGACAACCCCTCTCACCCTGAGGATGCAAAGCGGGCTGCGAGGGAAGCAGGCGTGCGCAGTGACAAGGGGTCGAAGCATATCCTGCTCTATCAGGTATGGTGCACGCTCAAGATCGACGGCGAGCATACGCCCGCCTGGTTCCTTGCGTTCGGGCCGGACGACTTCCTGACCATCAAGAAGAATCCATTCTGGGGGCAGCGACCGCCGGTCATCTCCGCGCCGGTGAAGAAGATCGCCGGGAGCTTCTGGGGGGTCAGCCCGGTCAAGAGTGTGGCGCAGTTGCAGTATCAGACCAACGACGCCATGAACATGGGGATGGACGCTGCGCAGTATGCACTAGCGCCCATTGTCATGACGAACCCGGAGAAAAACCCGCGTGTTGGGTCGATGGTGCTTGAGATGGCAGCGGTGTGGCAGACCAGCCCGCAAGACACCCAGATTCTGGAGTTCCCGAAGCTATGGCAAGACGCATTCTCCATTGTCGCGGCGACCAAGGCGCAGATTCACGAGTCATTCGGTCTCAATCCTGCAATGATGCCGATGGGCGGTGGCCCGGGTCGCAAGCCGACTCAGGCGCAGGTGGCAATGGAACAGCAGGTCACCCTTGAGGGCATCAGTGACAGCGTGCGCGTGCTGGAGTCGTTCATCCTGACGCCCCTGTGCGAGCGCGTGTTCGAGTATGACCAGCAGTACCGTGACCGGGCGACGACAATCGAGCACTTTGGCGAGTTGGGATATGAGGCTGAGATGGAGCGTGTCCCGCCGGTGCAGTGGGGGACGCGGTATCGGTTCGTCTGGAACGGTGTGCAGCGTATGCAGAACGCGCAGAACGTGCAGCAGATGATCTCGGCCATGAACGTCTTGCGAGGTATCCCGCCGCAGCAGTTGAACGGGCGCATCCTGGACATCGGGCCGGTGCTTGACCACTTGGTCGATACGGTCTATGGCCCACGGCTCGCCAGCCGGGTGCTCAAGAGTGCGCGGGATACTTTGAGCCTTGACCCGCATGTTGAGAACGAGATGCTGGAGCAGAACATGCCAGTAGCGGTATCCCCGCTCGATAATGACGTGGAGCATATTCAGGTGCACCATGCGGCGGCGATGCAGACGGGCGACCCGACGCACCAGATTGCCACACATATAATGGCGCACCAGCAGTCCATGCAGCGCAAGGCCGCAGCAGCCGCGCCGCCCCCTGGCGCACCGGGAATCCCCGGCATGGGCAGTCCTGGCGTGCCGGGAACTCCCCGGCCTGGAGGGCAGGTCGCAGGCCCTAGAGGTCAAGTCCAACAACCCCCTGGTGCAGTGCATCCTGACCAGATGCACGCGCCGGGAATGATGCCAAGGAAAATGTGATGGAACCCCTGACGTTCGGTGAGTCAACACAACTGTTTCAAGCCTATCGGGCCTACTCGCTCATCCCGTCAGGGCAAACGACGGGCACGATCGCCGTGCCTGCGGGTGCAACCCTCCTGCGCAAACTGGTTATTTCGGTATCCGAGAACGCAACCCGCGCCACTGCGGGGGTTACTCAGTTTTCGATTGGTTTGGGCGCTGATACGATGTTCAGCGTGGGGCTGTATTTTCCCACCTCACAAACTAGCGCCTCGGGCGCGGCGTATTCTCGGGACATGTCAGCCGATGGTATGGCCTGGAAAGTGGATGGTGGCCCCATAACCTGGACGCTTTCAACCGCGTTCAACGCGGGCCAAATGGACATCAACCTGTATTTCATCTAGGAGAAAATCATGATCGAATGGCTCGAACGCCTTGAAGCGCGCATCCGCAAGCTGGAGGAAGAAGTTGGCCTGTTGCGCAACGTAGCCCCCCCTGCACCTGCTGTTGCACCTGCTGTTGCACCTGCACTTGGGACAGACGAGTAATTGACTATAATTTTGTGCGCGTGTATATAATGCGCGCAAGTAACACGCCGATCAGCCTCCGTAAGAGGCAATTCGATTTGTGGCCGTAAGCACACTGTGAGGGTAGTATGGACAACGATGAACTGAACCAGCCGGGGACGGATGATGCGCAAGACGATGAAGGCGAAGGCTCTCCCGAAAACCTCGACGATGGCGAAATTTCCGACGGCCTTGATGAAGGCTCCGAGAATGGCCTCGAAGATGGAAACGAAGATGCCAGCGATGATGAAATCGCTGCCTCAGCCGCGCAAGCGCAAGTAAGACAGCCCTCCCGCGCACAGGATCGTATTCGTCGTCAGCAAGAGGAACTGCAACGTGAACGGCAAGCCCGTGAATCCGTTGAGCGAGAACGCCAGCAACTTATGCAGCAGCTTGAGCAACAGCGCACAAACGCTGAACAGTCTCGGCAGCAGCAGTATCTGGAGTCTCTCGACCCAATGGAGCGGCAAAATTATCAGCTCCAGACACAAATGGAGCAGATTCGCCGTGAGATGCAAGCATCGCAGTTTGCCCAAGCTGATTTGACGGATAAAATGGCATTCCAGCAGAGAGTCACGTCGAACCCGATGCTTGCGAAGTATTCTGAGCGCGTGGAATCTGCGCTCCAGGATATGCGCAACAAGGGCCAGACAGACGGCACCGCGAGAATCCATCCTGAAATTTCTGGTCGGAGAAGAAGTCCTGAACAAAGCACCAGGCGCTGTCCAAAAGGCAACGCGCGCCGCTGCAAACAGGTCATCCGCCAAACCCTTGCGCGCTCGCGGCAATGCCGCTGCAAACACGCAAGATGCTGACGGCGACTTGGAAGCGCGGCTCTCCAAACTCTCCTTTTAGGTGATCCATCATGCCCACGAACAATGCATCAAACTTTGCCGCTGATATCGGCAAGTACATCCAGAAAAAGACCCTCGAACTGACCCAGCGTCAGATCGTGGTGTCGCAAATCGCTGAACGTGTTGACCTGCCGCAGGGCATGGGTACGACGTACTACGCGTTCCGTTATGAGCGCGTTCCCCTTCCGTACACGACCCTGGCTGAGGGCGTTCCTGCCTCGGGCCAGTCAATGACCATCACCCAGGTCACAGGCACCGTGCAGCAATGGGGCGACCTCATTCGCATCACAGACGTTGCAGCGCTGACCATCTACCACCCGGTATTCAAGAAAGCTGTTGACTTGATCGGCAAGCAGGCCACGGAAACCGTTGAGCGCAACACGTTCAACGCCATCATGGGCGGCACGCAGATCAACTACGTCGGCGCGGTAGGCGCACGCGCCTCCCTGACCGCCGGGTCTGTGATGACCCCGCACGAGTTGAACCGCGCCGCTGGTGCCCTGTTCACCTTGGGCGCGCAGTATTACAACGGCGGTGGCCAGTCAGACCCGAAGCTAAAGGCTGCGTCGGGCGCGAAGGGCGTCACTGCTGCCACTGCACCGCATTACGTCGCCGTCATCCACCCGCTGGTCGAACAGGACTTGCGTGAGAACTCGACGGTCGTTACCGCGTGGCAGTACAGTGACATCGGCAAGCTGTACAACGCCGAGATCGGCCAATGGTCGGGCATCCGGTTCACCCGCTCTAATCTGGTGCCGTCATGGACTGGAGCCGCTGCGGTGAGCGGCACTGCGGGCACCGCAGGCGCACTCGCTACCGGCACCTATTATGTGCAGGTGACGGCCAGCGACCAGAACACGCAATACGAGAATGTCGTTTACCAGGTATCTGCTGGTGTGGCAGTGACTGGCCCGACGGGTTCCATCAGTGTGACGGTGCCGAGCACGGCTGGCTACACATACAATGTGTATGTGGGTCTTGCGACTGCGGAAACCACTCTCGGCCTGTCTGCTTCCGGCCCGACTTCCGGCCCCCTGGCTGGCAACGCAACTCAATTGGCTCCGGGTACGACCGCAGTCATCACCGGAATTGGTGCAGCGCGTACCCCGCCTGCTGCCCCGGCTACTGGCGTGACCGTCTATCCGACGTTCATTTTCGGTAAGGAGTCGTTTGCCCAGGTCGATTTGTCCGGGCTGGAGACTTTCTATCTGACTGGCGCGGACAAGTTTGACCCGCAAAATCAGACGCGGATTGTGTCGTGGAAGATTTTCTACGGTACGATGATCATGAACAACCAATTCTTCATGCGCATCGAATCATCCTCCGCGTTCACCGGCGCGTTCGGCTAACCTGACCCAGGGCCGCTACCCGGCGGCTCTGGCATAAATTGAAAGTGAATATGGACATTGACGACGCAAACGACGCCATTGCCGATGCCTTGGCAACTCCACGCCGCAGTAAGCGCCCTGGTGAGTCTGACCCCGGCCCGAAAGAGGTTGTAGTCAAGCCCGAAGTGGACTACGAGGAAGTCCTGATCGACTTACCACCCCATGCGCCGGACGTGCGCATCGACGGGCGCGTATTCCAGCATGGCATGACCTATAAGGTGGCCGCAGCCCAGGCATCCAGTCTGCGGGACGTGATGTTCCGTGCATGGGGGCATGAGGAAGAAGTTCGCGGCCAGCGCACAGGCTTTTCCCCGAAACCACAACGACTGACCATTAACGGCGGAGCTTACCGATGAGCGAGCAAAAAGATATTGGGTATATGGCGCAGTTCAGTGCCACGTTGTCTCAGGATGGTGTCAATCTGTCCATCAACTTCAATATGCCTGAATCGGCGACCCCAGCGGACTTCTCTGCCAAACTGGACATGCTGCGTGGGGTTGTCGCGCGTCAACGTGCCCGGGGTGAAGTGCCCCTGCTTGAGGCCATGATCGCCGAGAAGCAGGCTGCCCTGCGCAATCAGGAGCTTGACCTAGCCCAGTATAGTAAGCGCGACAGCGCGCGCCCCGATGACGAGACTACCGCGCGTACCCGCGCCCGCATCGACGAGATGACGGCGGACATCGAGCGCGGCAACGTGCATCTTGAAGCGACTCGCAAGCTTGCGGAGTAAGCCATGCTGACCGCAGCGCAGCTTGTGACCTACGCCTTGCAGATCGCCAAAGCGCCGGGGTACACCGCCCAGGCTGCTGATCTGCTGAACGGGCGTCTGTCCTCCCTTGCGCGGCGGTATGACTTCGATGTTCTGCTGGAAACAACGACATTCACCCTCCCTGCGGGGGTGCAGTCCTACGCACTTCCGGCAGACTACATCCGGGCGCATGAGTTGTGGTACTACATTGGCGGACTGCCGCAGGCTATGCGCCAGTTAAGCCTCAAGGACTACGACCGGACGAACGTCGGCAGTGTGGCGATGGCCTATCCGACCATGTATAGCAGTGACCCAAGCACGACCCCGGTCACGCTGTACCTGTACCCGATGCCCAACACCACAATCGCCTATACCCTGCGTTACTGGCGGCAACCCCCTGACATTGTGAATGCTGCCACAAGCAGCGAGGTTCCGTGGTTTCCAGACAGTGACTACCTGCTGACGGTACTTGCTGGTGACGTGATGAGGCTCACTGACGATACCCGGCAGATGCAGTATGCTGCTGAGGCAGAGGCGAAGCTGGCCGCATTCCTCAAGATGCAGGGCGACCGGGAGAACCACGCGCAGACTGTCAGCCTTGGCAACTCATTCCGTGCAGGGGGTGGCAGTCTGCCGCCGTCAAAAATTACGGGGTTCTGATGCTGCGCAACCCAGCGGTTTACTCCTGGCGGCCCATTGGGCTGTCAGACGCCCGCGACGCCATGACCGCGTTCCCTGGCGCGTGCAAGGTCATGACAAACATGATGCATGACCCGGTGAGTGGAAACCTGCTCGCACCACGACCTGCGGCAACGCAGGTAACCGCATTCGCTGGGTTCTCGTCCCCGGGATATGTGTCTGTCCTGCTGGCCGTCGGGACGCGGATATTCGGGATGCTCGCCACAAGCAGAACCGTTGGATATGACGAGCCTTTTTGCTACGACACGGACACGGGGGCATTTATTCCCGTCACGGGGGTAACAGCTTCCAATGTGCCTGTCTCCCCCGGAACATCAGGGGCATGGACGCCGCCCACGATGGTTCTAGTGGGCAATTATGTCGTCATCACGCACCCGGGGTACACGCTGACGACCGGGCCAGTGGGGATAATCAACCTGAGCGTCATTACCTATACCGCTGGCAATCTCCTGCATAGCGGAGCGCCGGTTCTCCCGGCGGTTCCAGCAACTGCAGGGTCATTTTATGGCCGCGCGTGGTACGCCGTGGGCAATGCAGTCTATTTCAGCGATGCCCTTGCACCTTTAACGCAGACAGATTCCGGGCAGCAATTGACCTTGGGGGCTGTCACTGAGAACATCACCGCATTCGCCCCGCAGGGGATTTCGACCGCAACGCAGGGGATTCTTTCTGCATTGGTGGTGTTCAAAGGGAATTCCATCTGGCAAATTACGGGGGATTGGAACTACGGCACGACCACCGGCGGCAATCTGGCGTTGAACCAGTTGACCTCCACAGTGGGTTGTCCGGCCCCGCGTACAGTGCAGTCCACGCCTGCGGGCATCATGTTCATGGCGGTTGACGGTATCCGCACCATCCCGCCCCTGAGCATGATCGTGTCGGAGCCACAGCCGGACGTGGTATTCCCGTTCTTCAACTGTACGGAAGTCACTCGGGCCTGCGCAGCCTACTCCATCGACACTTACCGGATTTCGTTGGATACCATCACCACGACCGATGTTGCAGGCAGGTCAGAGTATTGGTTCGCCCTCAAAGTGGGCAAGTGGAGCGGCCCACACACTCGACCTGCGGACGCTATTGCAGGGTTTGGTAGCTCTTTTATCCTGGCCCCTTCGGGAGTAAGTGGCGAGTTAGACAAAAGCAATACATATTCTACGCCCAATGACACGTTCATCGAAAATGGCGTGCCATTACTGATTACCCTAGTGTCTAGCCTGATCGACCCGCAGCCTCTTATGGCGGAAAAAGCGTCAATTGAGATGACCGCATCTGCTGTGTATGGAGCACTTCCCTATACAGTGCAAGTGCTGGATAGCCAGGGCGCGTTGCTTGTTCAGGGAACCATCACGGCGATAACTGCCCCCGGAGTATGGGGTGGGAGTGGTCTTGTATGGGGTACACCGGGGATTGTATGGGGGTCGGCACCCTACAATAGCACTGTTGCCCCGCTGAATTTCAGCACTCCACTGGTATTCAAGACATGCCAGATCGTGATGACAGGCACAAGCGGGTTGTATTTCCGCTTTGGGCGCATCGACTTCCGTTATGAAGCGATGCAATACACTGGAGCAGGTTAAATGCCAATTATCAACCCCTTGCCGTACAACATCACAAACGGCGACCCCGTTGATGCCACACCAGTAACGGCAAACTTCAATCAGATTGTCGACGACGTGAACAGCGGCGCAGCGGCTGTGGGGGGTCTTGCGTCGCAGGAGTTCTTTGTTGCCCCAACGGCAAATCCAGCCGGGGCAGTTCCGCTAGCACAGGCGCAGCAGCAATTCGCCGCATTGAACGGGAATCCGGGTCAAGTGTTCCAAGTCGCAACTGCTGCAATAGGCACCGAAGCGCTTCCGCTAGCACAGGCGCAGCAGGAGTTCGCCGCGTTGAACGGCAACGCTGGCCAGGTGTTCCAAGTTGCAACTGCTGCGATAGGCACTGAAGCGCTTCCGCTAGCACAGGCGCAGCAGCAATTCGCCGCGTTGAACGGCAACGCTGGTCAGGTGTTCAACGTCGCACCTGCCGCGCTCAATTCAGCCAACGCACCACCGATTTCACAGACTCTCGGCGCGGGCGCGTCGGCGTACACCGATCAGACAGCAAGCCGGGCGATAAATGTACTGTACACCAATAACACTGGGCGGCCGCTGTATGTATCGGTTGTGATCCAGGTCACGTTGCCGCCGGTATCCACCCCCACTGTGGGCGAGTTTACTATTTACGTCAATAGCATTTTAGTGCAACATCCAAGTATCTGTAGCACATTCAGTACCTCCGCTACCTTTACCCTTACCGCGTCATGCGTGGTTCCCCCCGGGGCGACTTACTCGGTAGGCTCCAGTTCCTCCCCAACTATTGTGGTTTGGTACGAGTTCTAACCCATGAGCATCATTTCCCCCCTCCCCTATACGATCGTCAACGGTTCGGTCATTGACGCCAATCCGGTCATGGCGGACTTTAACCAGATCGTCAGCAACGTCAATTCAAACGCCGCCGCGTTGAACGGTAGCACCGCGCAGGTGTTCAACGTCGCAACCGCAACGACAAACAATGAAGCGGTGCCTTACGGGCAGGTACAAAGCGAGTTCGCTGCGGTTCTGGGGTCGCCGGTGTTTCAGTTCGCCGTCGCCAATGCAACATATCCGCAATCGGCGGTTCCGCTAGCACAGGCTCAGGCAGACTTCGCCGCGTTGAACGGGAATCCGGGTCAAGTGTTCCAAGTTGCAACTGCTGCAATAGGCACTGAAGCGCTTCCGCTAGCCCAGGCTCAGGCAGACTTCGCCGCGTTGAACGGCAACGCTGGTCAGGTGTTCAACGTCGCGACTGCTGCGATAGGCACTGAGGCAGTCCCGCTGGGTCAGGTCGCTAACATCCCCCCCAGCATATTTAATTATAATGGCGGTACTGCTGCTAATACGACGTATGCTGCTCCGACAATTAGCTTTACCGTACCGAGTAACGGGTATGTTATTGTTTCTGCTGCTTTTAACCTCAACGCACTGACAGCCTTTGGTGATATTACCTTTCAGATTATTGTAAATGGGACTGCTGTAGCACTCGACACTCCCGCAACAGCTAATACCTGGAATCTGAACGCCACCGTAGCTGGCACCGCTGGCGCAACCATGACTATAGTCGTGCGGTACGTCGTTGGGGCAACCGCGATATCAAGTCCCATATTTATTCGCGGATTTACTATGTACCTGCCTACCCCATGACCCTCATCCTCTTTTACCCCGCACTGCTCTACGCAACGTGGATTGCGTTCTTGTCCATCATGGCGCTCAAGTCTGCGCGCGATAACGGCAAGCTGACCCAGACCGCGAGGGTGCTCGCCTACCCCTTGCTTCTGGTGGGCTGGCTGCTAGACTTCACGCTGAATATGGTGATGTCCCTCGTGTTCCTCGACCCTCCCCGGGAGTGGCTGCTGACCATCCGGTGCGACCGCTATCTTGCGTCGAACGACCCCTACGGGATGCCACACTATCGCCAGATTATTGCCCGCTGGCTCTGCCGCCAGTTGCTTGACCCCTTCCAGACAGGTGGGCACTGCCGAGGAATCGACGCTTAGGAGCGCATCATGGCTAAACCGAAGGATTGGATTTCTGACGCGATCAAGAAGCCCGGGGCGCTGCGCAAGGAGTTGGGCGCAACCCCGGGCAAACCTATCCCCATCAAAACGCTCGCCAAAGCGGCAAAGGCCCCCGGGAAACTGGGCCAGCGGGCGCGTCTAGCACAAACCCTCAAGAAGATGAAGTAACCCATTCAGGGGGGGGGAGGTACAATGGACGCCTTATATTGCTTCCTAGTGGCTGCTGCGACGCTCTGTCTCAACCACTGGGTGCGGCTGATTCTCAGGGGCAAAAATGCAAAAGGGTGGCGTTGACTTCTCGTTTTTTGAATGGGCTGCCTTTCTGGGGCTATTGATCGGGGTAGGACAGGTACTTGACTCAAATGAGCGCCTGACATGGCGTGTTATTGCGGGCCGCGGACTCGTCTCAGCGGGGCTTGCCGCCATTGCACCCGTTGCTTTAATCTGGCTCCCTGACATGCCCCGCATTGCACAATTTGCACTCGCTGCGGCATTCGCCTCTCTTGGGACGAGCGGGTTACAAGTGCTGGTGCGTTGGATACTGACGAGGAAAATTTGATGGGTACGTTTGAGGCCGCGTTCACCACCCTACTCGGCCATGAGGGCGGCTATTCAGACGACCCGGCAGACCCGGGTGGCCGCACCATGTACGGCATCACAGAGCGTGTAGCCCGCGCTGCGGGGTATACCGGCGTGATGCGCAACCTACCGTTGGAAACCGCACAAGCGATTGCCAAGGCACAATACTGGGACAAGTATGGGTGCGACAACTTTGACCCCCGCGTTGCGTTTCAGATTCTCGATGCTGCGTACAACGGTGGCCCGGTGGTTCACTGGATGCAAGTGGCAGCCGGAGCCGTCAATGACGGCGTCCTTGGCCCGGACACCATCGCCGCCGTCAAGGCCACAGACCCGCGTGGGTTTGCCTTGAAATTCCTCTCCTACCGGATGCAGTATTTGACCGACTTGATGGCGTGGGGGCACTTCGGTAAGGGGTGGGCGCGCAGGATTGCCTCCAACATGCTATTGGCCGCATCATGAACCGGCTGAGCGACATTATCACCACGGACGACAACACGACGTTGGAGTTCGCTTATATTGTCGGGCTGCTGTTCGCGTTCGCCGGGCTTGGCCTTGAGATTTACTCCGTCATCTACGGCAAGACGTTCGACTTCCAAGCCTACGGTATCGGCAGTGGCACCTTGATCGCGGGCGCAGCGGGCGGCAAGTGGATTGGACGGCCTTTGGGGGCGAAATGATCTGGATCACTTTGCTTAAGCGGTTCTGGTGGGTTGCACCTATCGTAGTGCTCCTCGCGTTGTTGGAGTGGCGCAGCCATGAGTTAAGCGCGAAAACCGCTGACTTGAAGGCGTGTGAGCAGTCACTGGCGACTGCTGCTGTGATGCTCCAGACGCAGAACCAAGCGGTTGAAGCGCTGAAAGTGCAAGGCGCGAAGCTCGCCGCGCAGGTGAAGGTTGAGCAAGTCGCGCGGGAGGCTGCCGTAGCTAAAGTGGAGGTCAAATGGCGCACGAAATATGTCAGCGTTCCCGTTCCGCAGGATTGCCCTGGCGCGGTCTCGGCTGGCGCGGTCAACGCGGCGCGGCTTGGGCTGTTGTGGCAGTCGCCTTAAGCGGCTGCGCGCAAGCGCCTGTCCGGGTGGTCAAGGTTCCCGTCATGGTGCAGGTGCCATGTCCG